CGCATGACCGTCACCGCAGCCGACTGGCTCGAATTGTCACTTGTCCCCATTCCTGCATTCAGTGGTGCTACCATCACGGATGTGGCCGCGTCAGCGGAAACAGATCCCGATACAAATCCAGAAACCACAGAACCAGTCGAGGAGACAACCGAAGTGGAAGCAACACCAGCACCAGCAGAAGCCATCGAGGCCGCAGCAATCCCTACACCATCACTTCCTGCACAGGCAAAGCGCAAGTTTGCACTTCCGTCTGCTGCCGACTGGATGGCCGCATACCACATCGGTGGCGACACGTTTGCAAAAGTAAATGCAGCCGTAGCCGAATGGCAGTCAGAGAATCAGACCGCATTGCAAGCAGCAGCTGGCGATGTGGCTACTTCAAACACACCTGGCCTCTTGCCAGTGCCCGTGCTTGGACCTCTGGTGCAAAATATCAACTTCGTTCGTCCTGTCGTCAATCGCCTGGGCGCACGTGCGTATCCGGATGGCGGACAACAAAAGACATTCGTGCGCCCAACCATTACAACGCACACAAGTGCAGCTGCACAGGCAGCAGAGTTTGATGCAGTGTCAGCAACCACCATGGTCATTGCAAGCAATACGATCAGCAAAACCACCGTGGCCGGTCAGGTCAGCCTCTCGAGACAGGATGTTGACTTCACTTCGCCTGGCGCAATGGAATTGATTCTCAATGACCTCATCGGCGAATTGATGCTGAAAACAGACGACATCGCAGCAGACGCTTTGCTCACTGCGGCAAACTCGTCAGGCGTATGGGATGGAACCACAACCGACTTGATGAAGTCCATCTACGACGCAGCAGTTGACGTATCAAGCGGCACCAACTTCTTCCCTGACACAATTTTCGTGTCACCAGATGTTTGGGGCCAAATGGGCCAACTTGTTGACGGTTCAAATCGTCCAGTGTTCCCATACTTGGGATCACCTGGCCTTCAAGGACAGAACGCATTGGGTGGCGGAAACGCAACCACATGGACCGGCTCAAACCCACTCGGTTTGGAAATCGTCGTTGACTCAAACTTTGCTGCAAAGACCATGATCATCACAAATGCAAACAAAGCCTTTGAGTACTATGAGGACATGCGCGGGATCATGAGCGTGGACCAGCCTTCAACATTGTCACGTTTGTTCTCAGTGCATGCCTATGTAAGTACATTTGCGGCCGTGTCAAGCATGATCCGCAAGATCACCCAGGCATAATCCGAAGGGCGGACAGCCCATGGCGGTCTATACAGTCACATTCAAGCAACTGCTTGACAACTACGCAGTGCTTACACTGCTGACCGATAGCGATATCGAGGTTGGGCAAAGCATCACGGTGGCATCTGTCGATGCAACTTTCAATGGCACATACACCGTGTATGCCTTGCCCCAATACCTCTACACAGGCACAGACACCGAAGGCAATTTGCTGTTTGATGGCCAAGTGCCTATCGCCAATCAAGTGTTGTTTGCAAAGACCGCATCTGATGTCAATCGCATTGCCACGGCCACAGGAACAGTCACGTGGACTGTTTCCTGCACTTGGGTGACCACGGCAATGGTGGAAAGTTATCTTGGCTTGACGCTTACAGGCGCAGACGATGCAACGACGCTGACAAGAGCTACAAATGCCGCAAACGCTTTTGCATATCGTCGCAGATTAGAAGCCGGCTATCTTTCTGATTCGCAAACAACTGTGCCGTCAGGTGACGTTCTTTTGGGAACCATAATGATCGCTGCGGCATATTTCAGACAGCGCGGTGCCTATAACGCCATAGCAAGTTTTGATGGCATGGGTGTACCACCAGCAAACGGCGTCACGCCAATGATTATGCAGCTGCTTGGCATCAACCGCCCGCAGGTCGCCTAATGGCCTACACAGACCTATTCAACGAAGGCATCGATGACCTGGCAACTAGCCTGGGCACCATCACTGGTTTGCGCGTTGTCACTGATCCAAGAAACGTGAACCCGCCATGCGTCTTCATCGATGCGCCATCATTTATTGCATACAACGCAAACATTGCACAACTGGATGTGCCGGTACGTGTCATCACCATCGGCCCTGCCAATCTCGATGCTTTGCGCAACGTGCTGGCCAACTGTGCATTGCTACTCAACAAGGGTGTCGCAGTAACAGACGGCCGACCCATTAGCCTTTCAATTGGTGGTCAAGACTTGGCCGCCTACGATCTCACTATCAAAATGAAAGTGCAAACATCATGACCAAATACATCATCATTAGCGAACTTGTCGGCAACCCTGGCGATGAGTTTGTTCCTGACGAAGGAATCAATGTTGAAGCACTGCTAGACGGTGGATTCATCAAGTCCGACAACAAAGCCCCAAAATCTGCTAAAACAGAACCAACAGAGGAGAACCCCAATGGCAACTAGCGTCTATCTTTCAAACCCAGTATTCAAGGTGAACGCCGTGGCGCTCACCGGATTTTGTACAGCTGCCACGCTTACTCAAACCAATACTGCACAGGACACATCGGTTTTCGGAAATGTTGCCCGCGTGTACAGCTCAACTTTGCAGGATAATGAATGCACCGCAACCTTGTACATGACCTACGGCGCGTCCGAAGTGTATGCAACGCTCAAAGCACTTGTCGGAACGCAAACAACCGTTGTTCTTCAAGAAGGAACTACTGTCGGGAACAAGATTTGGACAGTTTCCAATGCGTATCTCGAAACGCTGCCAATCATGAACGCAGCCTTGGGCGAGATTCAATCCATCGACATTTCGTTCCAGGGTGGAACAATCGTCGAAACAGCCGTCGTCTAATCTCAACCAAAAAGGAAACCCGACATGAGAATCAAACTAAACGTCGAAACCGTAGATGGTTCATACACGGTCACCACGACCATGGCATCCATCGTTGCATTTGAACGCAAATACAAAATCGGTGCTGGCCAGTTAGCCGGCGACATCCACATTGAATGGCTTGCGTACCTGGCATACGAATCGGCAAAGCGTGCCGGCATCACCGTGCCAATTGTTTTTGATGACTACCTAGACCAGGTAATCAACATCGAACCCGAAGACGCAGGTGCCGAAAACCCTACGGTCGCGGTACCTACCGCAGAGCCTTAGCAGAACTACTGGTCGCCGTACATTGGTGGCCACCCGATGTACCATTTGACACTGACGATCTAGTTACGGTCGCCAAGGTATTGAAGGAACAATCAAAGTGAGCATCAGCGCAGGCGTAACAGTGACAGGCACCAAAGAAGTGTTGCTTGCCTTACGCCAGATAGACCCTGAGATGCGCAAACAATTTGACCGTGACGCCAAACAAATTGCAGCACCAATCGTTGAAGCAGCAAAACAGGATTACCCCGAAAAGTATCTGTCGGGTATGTCCCGCAATTGGTCGCAACGTGGCCGTCAACTGTTTCCCTATACGCAGTCAGCGGCGCGTCGTGGCGTCAGCGTCAAAGTATCGACAGCCAAGAAAAACCAGTCGGTCATCAAAATCACCCAACGCAATCCAGCTGCATCAATTATTGAAGTTGCTGGATCAGCCAGGCGCAATCCCAAAGGCGACAGGTTCAATGCAAACCTTGCGGCCAAGGCAGGTCAGCCATCACGTGTCATGTGGCCATCAGCTGACCGCCATCTGCCACAGGTGACCGCAGCCATCGAAGACCTGGTGCGCACAGTCGCAGCCAAAATCAACAGATCGAGAGCGTTGCAGTAATGGCAATAAATATTCCAATCATTTCTGATTTTGACAACAAAGGAATCAAGAAAGCCGAAAGGGCATTTGACGAAATTGGCAAGGCTGGAACCAAGGTCAGCACGTCACTCAAAAATGCTTTCATCCCAATTGGCATCGCATTAGGCGGTCTGGCCGTTGCCGGCGCAAACTTTGCAATGGCAGCCGCAGAGGATGAAAAATCTGCTGCGTTGTTGGCCCGACAGTTGAAGGTCACCACAAAAGCAACCGATGCCCAGGTCAAAGCCACGGAAGATTTCATTTTGCAAATGTCTTTGGCTAACGGTGTGGCCGACGACGAACTTAGGCCGTCACTGTCCAAGTTGGTCAGGGGTACTAAGGACATCACCAAAGCTCAGAAATTGCTTGCATTATCGCTTGACATTTCTAAGGGCAGTGGCAAAAGTTTGAGCCAAGTTACCGACAGTATTTCTAAGGCCTTGGGCGGCAACATGGGCGCACTGGCGCGTTTGTCACCCGAAGTCAAAGACATGGTGAAACAGCAAAAGAGTCTTGATGAGATTTTGCAAGCATTGGGCAAAACCTACAAGGGCAGTGCTAGTACCGCAGCCGACACGTTTCAGGGCCGTATGGACCGTCTCAAAGTGGCTATCAACGAAACCAAAGAGTCAATTGGGTATGCCCTTTTGCCAATTTTTGAAAAGATGGTGTCATTTGTCCAGGAACGCATTTTGCCTGTCATCCAAAAGTTTGTTGATTCGATCGGTGAAAAAGGCCTAGCCCAAACACTCAAAAACACAACCAAAGAAATCTTCAACTGGTACCGCGAAGCAGACGGTGCCACAGGTGCCACCCTCGACTTTGCAGCTGCCATTGTTGTCCTTGGCGTTGCATTCAAAGGCTTAGCAATTCTGTCGGGCATTGCATCAACCCTTTCAGCAATCAGCGCAGCCATTGGTGGCCTGGGCACCGTGTCGGCCGGTATCGGTGCGGCAGGCCTTGGAACACTTGCCGCAGCATTAGGCCTAGTAGTTCTCAACATTGCAGCAGTGTTCAGTTTGCTACGCGACAAAGAATCATTGGGATACATCACCGCAGCAATCCTTGACTTCACATCCACAATTGCAAACGCATTTATCCTTATGGGCAACGCAATTATTGACGCCGGCAACCTACTGATCAAACTTGGAAACCTTGCTTTGCCAGGCAACCCATTTGCAAGCATGAAAAACCTTGACTATTTCAGCGTCAACCGCACAATGGACATTCAGAATCGCGCACCAACAGTTGCAAACCCATCCAACTACAAAGACGTAGGCGTGCCATCAGTGACAGTCAATACTGGCGTTGGTGATCCAGTAGCCATCGGCCGTGAAGTACAACGCGTCCTGAACCAATACGGCAGCCGTCTAGGAAGTCAAGTCGGATAATGACACAACCAACACCAAAGGTTTATCTAGCAATCAACCAAAGCCCCTACCTGGCATCGCCAACATGGACAGAAATCACTTCCTATGTCATGTCAGCCGACACCTACCGTGGCCGCGACAACGACTGG